ATTATACAGCTCTTCCTTTTATGTCTTTATCCGGAAACTTAACTTCAAAGATAGATGGATCCAATGACGGATAAATTATCTTATTCTTTGTAGCCCCTTTAATATCATAACTATTTCTAGAATACCCGCCTCCACACTTATTTACAATCTCTACTTTTTGTATAGAAGCTACACCGTCCACCATAGCTAATGCAAGTTCAATATCCGAAAGATTTATAGTTTGGTTGAATTGCCAATTTTCTATTGCAAATACTGATTTTAACTCATCTATGCATCTTAATACAACTTCTCTACTATTATAATTCTTATAAACAGTTATATCAAAATTTACACCTATATTAATAATAAATCCATCTATAATATTAACACCATCGGTTAATATTCTAAATTCGTTTAAATAGGTTTTTAAGTTCTCTTTTACCGCTCTATTGAGTGTAGTTAATTTGCCATTTGAATCATATCCTAATGTATATAAATTGATTGCAAATGGATTTACTAATTCTGCACTTTGAGTTGTTTTCTGAACAAAATCTCTAACATTTTGTTTTATTTCATTAGTAGTTGGTAATTTACCACCTTTCGCTAAAGATGAATTAACTATACTTCTAACTATTTCGGCAAATTCTGTTACATTATCAGTTTGGTTTAATATAGCTTCAGGTGAATTTGCATTTAAAGAATTATCTCCTATCGCGAATACTTTTGATACTGAACCGAATTTGGTAGGCATTGATAATGCTCTAACTTGATAATCTTTTGCAGTTACAGCTCTATTTTGAGATGCATAATTAGCTAAAGCAGTTTCTCTAATTTCTTCAATGGTATCAAACCCTCTACCTCCTTTTGCAGGAATTTCATTTTCTACTGCAACTGAATTTTTAACAAAGTTATAAACTGTTAAATCTATATCGGTAAATGTATCAATTAAATCATCATTATATACAATGTTTGTTATAGTAGTTAAATCGCCTTGTGCAACATTTGATGAAATACCACCACCTATTAAATAATTTATAGTCAATATGCTATTTGCAGCAGGTGATTGACCATAACTTTTCGTTTTTAAAAAGTTTGTTGGGTCGTATGATTCCGCCATTCTATCAATTGAATTATTCAACCCCAATCCTACATTTTTAAGATTAGGTATAATTAATTCATCCGATAAAGAATTATCTCCTCCTCCGAAATGAATGGATGTTGTAAAATCATCATTTGTTTTTACTACAAATCTTCTAGAAGTTTTTAATAATTTTAATAGATATGGGACAGTTGTAGAAAACTGATATAATTCAGGATCATTTTGTTCCACATTAGGATAATCAATGTATATCGTTTCTTGTGCCAAGTATGGAACTTCATACCATTTATTACCGTTATCATCCACCACACTCTCTATTGAAATGATATTAGTTTCAGTTAAATCAATTTTCTGAAATGCTTCGGATGATGTGAATGTTTTTTCCAAAGTGCTTTGTGTTGCAGAAATAGCCTGAATCTTCTTTTTAACTAAGAAATAATCCGGTACATTTGTTATTTCAGTTGTACTATATACACTTATTTCTCTATCAGTTGGGTCGTTAAAATCTAATATTTCAGTAGTTCTGAATGTTATATCTGAATTTGATGTAGAACGAACTTCCAATCCCTCATTTATCCTTAACAAATATTTAGTATCCAATTGTCCACTAACATTTGCTTTACATAATTGATATACAGATAAAGTTGTAATTGCGGGAGATGTTGGTTTCGGTTTGTATCCTAATAAATTAGCTAATGCAAATACATTCTTTTCCTCACTTGCATATTGAATAAGACTTTCTTTTAATGATGAATCGGTGTAATATCCCAATACATCTCCAATATAAGATGCCATCTCTATGAACATCATACCAGGAGATGCTTCATTAAAATCATTATATGATGAAGGAAAATAGGTTTTAGCATATTCAATCAAATTATCTCTAAAAGATTGAAAATCTTTACCTAAATAGTTAATATCCCTACTATTTCTTCCTATTTTTTTATTTGTTACTTTAAATGCCATTATTCAATTACATTAAATGTTACTGTTTCTAAATTTTGTTGTCCCGAAACCCTAAATGATAATGAAACATTAAAATTATATCTATCTCTATCACTATTAGATTGGTCGATTATAATTTCTTCAATTGATATAAATGGCATCCAAGTTGAAATAGATTCTTCTATTGTATTTTGAACCTTTATTTCCAAATCATCGGTATTTTGCTCAAATAATGTTTCATATAAAGCTGTTCCGAAGTTGGGATGCATCAATCTTTCACCTCTTTTTGTAAGCAATAGATTTTTTATATTTGATTTTATTTGTTCAATAGTTTGATAAGATTGAGCAAAATATCCATTGTTACCTCGTTGAAAAGGTAATGTTACTCCAATGGCAACCCTATCCTTTTCAGGTAAATCTTTTACTAATTTAGGCCCAATAACTATTGCCATTTATTTATCTATTTTTATCTTTACTAGCCGCTAAAACCTTTGCACTCCTTGCAATCGCTTTATCAATCAAATCATTACCGGTGGAAGGTATTGGAGCAGAAGGAGATGAATATCCACTTCCCATATCACCATATCCAATCATTTCAGGACTAATAGTTCCCCACTCACCATCTGTTCTACTAAAATTAGGTCTTACAGCAGTTTCATTCAAGATTTGGTTTAAAGTTGGATTTTTTGAGTATTGCTTTTGTTCAATTTCTCTATCTTCTTCCAACATAGCCAATGCTCTATCAAATGGATTTTCCATCTTCTTATGGTCGGAAATTGGTTGTTTTACGGAAGTTTTTTTCAATTCAGATAGAATTTCTTTTCTAACTTCTTCTTTAATAAGAGTGGTTTGTTTTTTTACCTCCTCTTTTACTACGATTTGAATTGCTTTAAAAAGTTTTTCAGTATTCATATTTCTTTCGTTATGTTAATAAATATTTAGGTCTTTGTTTTTGTGTTATGATAAAAATAATTGAGCCTCTTCCGATCTTCTTTTAACTAATCCAGGATAAACTACTCCACCTCCAGTAGTTGGGCCCGCTTTTATAAGTTGGGCAGCCAATGTGGTATCACCAGAACGAACTGCGGTAGCTATACCCACTCTCAAACTACCCACATTGTAAACATAACTCAATAAAGCTGCTTTAGCACCATCTGAAAGGGTATTAAATTGTTCTTCGGTAATTTTTCTATCTCCATTACCAACTAATCTAGGTTTAAATCTCTGAACGATTTCATATTCCAACATTTTAATCGCAGCTTCTCTTGTAGTTACATCTCCAGGAACAACTGTTCTAATTCTACCATCAGAACCTATAATTTTATCAGTTCCATATCCCAATCTATACGCATTAACATCCCAACTTGCGGTTTCAGTAAATCCTTCTTTTTTAGAGATAAACTGAGCTGCTATCGAAACCCATCCTGCACTTAAATCAATACTACTAATATCGACCGTCTCATTTGATAATAAAGCTCCTCCTCCGGCAGGTGGTATAGTTGATATCAATTCATCTGCTTCCGCTTGCAATTGTGCTCTTAATTCTTCTGGATTTATTAATCCGCTAAATCTTTTTCTCAAATTCTCTAATACCTGAGCATCTTGTGTAAATGCGTTAGGATCTAATTGAGAAAAATCAACGGAATTTCCTGTCATAGAATATCCTGCCCAATTACCAACTCCAACTCCAGTAACTCCTCCTGGAAAAACCGCAGTTGTAAATATTAATCCCTGAACGGTTGATAAATGAACATTAGCAGCGGTAATAATTTTATCTAAAAATCCATCTACATTATCCAATCCTTCATATGTAAAAGGAATTGTAACCTGAATACCAGGATTTGTTACCAAAACTTGTGTTACGGGAAGTAAATTTGTTATAGCACCTGGAACAGGAATTACTGGAGGATACAATGGTTGAAGAGATGCACCTCCCCAATATGCAACAAATCCGTTAGCTATTACATTTATAATAGGCAATTGCTCAATAGAACTTTGTTGTTGAATTAATGCAATTTTTATTATATTTTCTAATACTTGAACATTACCAGTCAATACTGGATTCTTATTCATTATATCTCCGGCAGGAGGAAATTTAATGACAGTATCATATGAAGTAGCTATAGCTTTAGCTACATCCTCCAATGATGATGGAGGAGATTCCATTACTAATTTTACCTGTCTTTTGAATAAATCCCACATTAAATTTGAACTTTAACTCTCTGAGATAGCATAGAGCTCAATTTACTTGCTATACCTCTTAATTTGGTCTCTCTAATTGGATTCATACCAGATGTAGGCCCAGCAGGTGTAAGCAATCCACCATCTCTTAAGTTTATTATTTCTGCTATAATTTCAGAAAGTATTTCAACTAAAAGTAAACCATCAACTGTTGGTTTTAAATTTTTATTTCCTAAATTTATTTCACCACCCTCTCCTATATAAAAATTTATCTGCCTATCAAACGCCTGAATATCAATATGATTTTTTGAGTTTATGTTTATACCTCTATCAGTATCTACTGTGAAAATACCATCGGTAATAATACCATAGTTACCCTTACTCCAAAAAATCATTTCATTTCTTCGAGATGAAAACACTAATCTATCTGATGTAATGAAACATTGGTCTCCTGAATATGAAGATGGAAATGCTTCAAATCCATAATCATCATCCTTACCTATATACACAAATTTAGATGATTTGTCTGGTCTTGTCTTAAAATCAGAATCCCCTAATTTTCCTGGTGTTCCTGGAATAAAATTTATTTTATTCTTTTCACCACTACTCATCATAATAGTAGAACCATCTCTATTTAAATCTTCTTCTACTGCAGTTGTTAAAGCAGTTGATTTAAG